GTGGATGGCGGGCTGTTTGGAATGAAGGAGTGCTTCAACGACAAAACCAGCTGGAGCGGTACACAGACGCTGGTCACTCCAAAGGGCCGGGAGACGTTCCGACTTCTGTTTAACTGATTATATTTCTGAGGAGAGGTGGTGGGGATGGCATTAACGCCGAAGCAAAAACGATTTGTACAAGAATATCTGGTGGACCTCAATGCCACTGCCGCTGCAATCAGGGCCGGATACAGCAAAAAGACGGCTGAGGTTATTGGTTATGAAAACCTTAGAAAACCTCAGATTGAAACTGCAATAAATCAGGCCATACAGGAGCGCGAGAAACGAACCAAAATCACCCAGGATATGGTTTTGCAGGAAACCGCGAAATTGGCTTTTTTCGATATTCGGAAGATGTTCGATAAAAACGGGAAGCCGTTAGACATATCAAAGCTGGACGACGATACCGCCGCTGCGCTGGTTGGCCTAGATGTGCAGGATGTTGCAGATAGTGATGGGAACTATGTGGGATTCATCAAGAAATATAAGCTGGCCGATAAAGTTAAGGCTCTTGAGTTGCTTGGAAAGCATTTCGGCACATGGGAGCCGCAGAACAAACAACAGACCGCCGTGGAGGATTTGACCGCGCTGGCGGAGAAATTGAGTAGGTGAGAAGATGGATATTGAGAAGTTCGTAAAGGAGCGCGATGAAGCGTTACTTTCTCTGGACGAGAAGAAAATTAAGGCATATATGAAGAAATACCAAGTGAGATTTTGCCCGGGAAACGAAACGGTGTTCTGGGCAGGCGTTCACAAAGCGATTATTGAAATTAATTCTGCATCAGCCGAACAAAAAAAGAAGTCACATGATTGGCTGGTTGCTCACGGATTCAAACCGTATATCACATGATCCTCACCCAAACCATCCCTTGGTCTGACTTCTCGGACAAGCACAAGCACTATATCAACAATGCCTTAAAAAGCCGCATCTGCGTGGCGGAGGGGGCAATCAGGTCTGGTAAGACCATTGACCACTGCATTATCGCCGCCGCACATTTGGAGCTTTGCCGGGACAAGATTCACTTGGCCAGCGGCTCCACCATCGGCAACGCAAAGCTGAATATCGGGGTATGCAACGGCTTCGGTCTGGAGGCCCTGTTTCGTGGCCGCTGCAAGTGGGGCAAGTACCGGGACAATGAGGCCCTGTTCCTCTACACCCAGACCGGCGAGAAGGTAGTTGTATTCGCTGGGGGCGGCAAGGCCGACAGCTACAAGCGTATCTTGGGCAACTCCTATGGCTTGTGGATTGCCACAGAGATTAACGAGCACTACGACAGTGACGACAGCCGGGAATCCTTCATCAAGGTGGCTTTTGGCCGTCAGGCAGCGGCGCTGGACCCGCTGGTGCTGTGGGACCTTAACCCCTGTAACCCGAACCATCGAATTTACGGGGACTACATAGATCACTATCAGGAAACGAACCTCCCTGGCTATCTGTACGAGCACTTTACCATCGACGACAATCTTTCCATTTCCGATAAACGCCGGGAGGAGATCAAGGCGCAGTATGACCCGTCCAGCGTGTGGTATAGGCGGGATATCCTGGGCGAACGGTGCGTGGCGGACGGTCTTGTCTACCCCATGTTTGATAAGGAACGGCACGTCCTGAAAGCGCCGGTGGAGACCGAGGGCAAATACTATGTGTCCTCCGACTACGGCATCCAGAATCCCAACGTGTTCCTGCTGTGGCGAAAGGAGCGCGGCACAAAGCGCTGGATTTGCTTGAGAGAGGATTACTACTCCGGGCGGGATGAGCGGCGCCAGCTGACTACAAGCGAACTCGCAGACAGATTGGATACCATGCTGGATGGAATCCTGGTAAAGAAAATTATCATCGACCCGTCCGCCGCTCCAATGAAAGCAGAACTGCGTAGGAGAGGCTATCACACCCAGGAAGCCAACAACACGGTCTTGGAGGGCATTTCGGATGTGTGCTCCATGCTGGGCGCGGGGAATATGGCATTCATGCCCTGCTGCGAGAATACTATAGCGGAGTTCGGTTCCTACATGTGGGACAATAAGGCAATTAACGCTGGAGTGGACGCGCCGCTGAAGGAGAACGACCACTGCATGGACGCAACCCGCTACCTGGTCAAGACCCTGCGCCTGGTCCGGCGGGCCAATACGAGGGAATACAGGTCTATTTTGGATTAGGAGGTGAGCCGCAGAATTGAAAACTTACCAAGATCTTTTGCCCTGCGGTGATGATGAAAAGGAGCGCATTGCGTTTATCAAATCGGCCATTGCTGACCATAAGCGCAGCGACATCTACCAGACCGCCGTGGACGCCCAGCTCTACTATCAGGGCGAGAACCCAACCATAAACCGGTATGAAAAAATCCTGTACGATATGAAGGGCAAGGCCCACCAGGATATGTACACAGCCAATCACAAGATAGCCAGCAGTTTTTTTGGTCTGGATGTACGGCAGGAGTGCAGCTACCTTTTGGGAAATGGAGTAACATTTCAGGACAAAGCTACATCGGAAAAGTTGGGAAACAATTTCGACCTGATGGTCAGCCGTGCGGGGCTGTATGCCCTGATAGGTGGCGTGTCCTTCGGATTCTGGAACATGGACCACGTGGAAGTGTTTAAAATAACGGAGTTTGTGCCGCTGTACGATGAAGAAAACGGCGCTCTGATGGCGGGAATCCGCTTCTGGCAGATTGACCGGGACAAGCCCTTACGAGCAACCCTGTATGAGCTGGACGGCATTACCGAGTACATTCAGAAAAAGGATTCTGATATGGCGGTTATTTGGGAAGAGAACGGAAAGGCAAAAAGGACTTATATAACATACACCAAAACCTCGAAAAAAGATGGATCAGCTATATACAATGGCGAAAATTATCCAACCTTTCCAATTGTTCCGCTGAAAAACAATGAACTGTGCAAATCTGAGCTGTGCGGAAAGCGGAACACCATTGACGCGCTTGACCTTTCTTGCTCCAACATGGTGAACAACGTCGATGAGGGCAATATAATCTATTGGGTGCTAACCAACTGCGGCGGGATGGACTATGTGGATGCGGAAAGGTTTTTGAATATCGTCAAAAAATCTCACGTGGCATTTATGGACAATGTCGAGGAAGGCGCACACGCAGAGCCGCGCACGATAGAAGCGCCGTTTACCGGAACACAGACCACGATTGATATGCTGGAGAAAAAGCTGTACCAGGACTTCCAGGCCTTTGACGCCTCCGCTGTCACCGCCGGGAACCAGACCGCTACAGCGATCAAAGCAAGCTACGTGCCGCTGGACCTGAAAACAGACGGGTTTGAGGAACAGGTTACGGAATTCATCCTCGGAATTTTGAAGCTAGCGGGGATCAAGGACAAGCCCACCTACACCCGAAACCAGATTGTCAACAAGCAGGAGGAGGTGCAGACAGTCCTTATGGCTGCTCCGTACACAACGCCGGAATATATCACCCGGAAGCTGCTGACCATCCTGGGCGACGCTGATATGGTGGAGGAGATTTTGAAGGAGCTTGCGGCGGAGGATTTGGGTAAGTTTGACGGCGGCGAGGATGATTCTGATGGTGAGGATGGCGAAGAAGCACCTACCACTGATGAGGCTATCGACGCCGCTGAGGAGGCTGTAGGCAAGACGCCGAACGGCTCCCAGACATCCAGCCTTATCACAGTGATAAAGGGCCTGGAATCCGGCGATATCACCGAGGGACAGGCCGTTCGGATTCTGACGACCTCCATCGGCGTGACGCGGGAGGAAGCGCTGGCGATTATAAGGGGTGAGGAATGATGAAGGAGGAACAGAAAATGCTAAAATGCAAAGTATGTGGCTTCGAGTTTGAGGCAAAATCAGAAAACAGATATACATCAAGGAGCGGCGGGGGGGATGGCCTCTTTTTTGCGGCGATGAGCGCCCCTGACGAGCGCCTTTATGACACCTTCGATTGCCCTGCGTGTGGGTGTCAGTACGTGGCACAGGAGCGCAATTATGCTGTCTTTACTCCACGCAGGGAAGAAGAAAATAACGAAAAAGCGGAAGATGTGAGCGACGGTGAAGAAAAAGCCTGACCCGGCACACGTCCGCACAGACAAAGAGCTTGCCGCCCTGGAGCTCCGCATCGCCGCCGAATACAAAAAGGCGGCTGAGGATCTTCAGGAAAAAATAGTTTCCTACTTTGACCGATTAAAGGATCGAGACGCGGCCCAGAAAAAACTCATTGGTACCATCGTTAATGGAAGAGAATATACCGAGCAGGATTACAAGCAATGGCGGCTGGCGCAGATCGGGCGGGGGGAGCGGTTTATTGGGTTGCGAAATGTTATGGCGGACCGCATGACAAAAGCAAATGAGATTGCCGCCGTGTACATCAACGAGACTGTGCCAGGGGTATACGTGCTTAACAGAAACTATGCCGCCTATGAAATTGAGCGCGTCTATAGTGATGCCGGGTTTGAACTGATAGACGAACAGACAATACGGCGGCTTCTGGTGGAGCGGCCTGATCTGATGCCTTACTACCCGCCAAAGCGGGCGGTGAAGCGGGGCATAGACTTGGGCTGGGGCAAGCGGCAGATCACCGCCCAAATCACCAGCGGAATCCTCCAGGGGGAGAGTATCAAGCACTTAGCTGACCGGCTCCAGACAAACATTCCAAATATGAACCGCACCAGCGCCATTCGAGCGGCACGTACTGCTGTGACAGGAGCACAAAATGCCGGCCGGCTGGACAGCTACTTTCGGGCGGAGGAGATGGGAATCAAGCTGAAAAAGCGGTGGCTGTACAC